CGCCGAGAACGTGTTGCATGGTTTTATGAGGTTGATAGGGTCCAGAAAGGTCCAAAGGTAGCAAAGAAAGTAGAAGAAGTGCAAGAAGACGCAGACGATTGAATAAGTGGCACAGAGGGTCTCCTAGGGGTCTCTCTGTGCGTTATACTATTGACATCAACAGAACACGAATGACCCTCACCCTCCGACCTCATCAGAAACGCATTCTCAACAGTATGCTTGCCTATGACAAGGGTCAAATCATTGTGCCTACAGGTGGGGGTAAAACTATCTGTATGATTCAAGATGTTGTAGAGAATTGTAAGTACATTGACAACGGAATGACGACTGTTGTTGTTGCTCCACGTATTCTGTTGGCAGAACAACTGTGCAGTGAGTTCCTTGAGTTGATTGATACAACTCACACTCATGTGATGCACGTTCATAGTGGTGAAACCGACCACTATTCTACAACCAACGCAGACAACATTCACGTATTTGCTAACACTGCCCGTGCAGAAGGTGAGAATGTTATCATCTTCACCTCCTACAACTCCTTGCATCGTATTGTAGAGGCAGACATTGAGGTGGACAACATCTATTTTGACGAAGCACATAACAGTGTAAAGAAGAACTTCTTTCCTGCGACTGAGTATTTTGCTAATGAAGCAAATCGTTGCTATTTCTTCACTGCAACACCAAAACATTCTCTTGCTGCCACTAAACCAGGCATGAATTGGTCTGTTTATGGTCAGGTTCTTTGCAATGTTCCTGCTCCTGAGTTGGTTGAGCAGGGATACATTCTTCCTCCTAAAGTTGTAGTCAAGCAATTGCCTATGATCAAAGGTCGCAAGGTGATGTTTGCTGATGATTGTGACAATCTGATTGAGACTATCGATGACAACAGCATCGACAAGACTTTGATCTGTGCTCGCACAACAAAGCAAATCATCAACCTTTTGACTCACTCTGACTTCTGTTTGCAACTCAAGGAACGTGGTTATTCTTGGATGACGATCACATCGAAGACAGGTGCAATCATCGATGGTAAGAAAGTCAATCGTGACGTATTCTTTGACACTCTGAATACTTGGGGCAAGGACAAGACCAAGAAATTTGTTGTTCTTCACCACTCTATTCTGTCTGAGGGTATCAACGTCAGTGGACTTGAGGCAGTCATCTTCATGCGTAACATGGATTACATTGGTATCAGTCAGTCGATTGGTCGTGTGATCCGTCTGGGTAGCACTGAGAAGACGTTTGGTTTAGTTTGCATCCCTACATATGACCGAGTAGGCATCAGCACTGCCAAGAAAGTTCAAGCAGTTGTTGATGTTGTATTCAATCAAGGTATGCCAGCAATCAGTGAAATTAGAAAGTAGTGTGCCAGTTTAATAACCTACACACTATCCTCCCACGGGGGGTTGTTTCCGTGTATATTAGAAGAATCAAAGGAGCAAAATGCACTTTCCATCTTATTTGACTGAGGCAGTTGAATACTTGTCTGGTCTTGTTACTATTAGTGAGGACCATGAAGATGGTCGTGTTAATAGTATTACTGATGAAGAAACTGTGATTCAACTTCTTGAAGAAAAGTATGGAAACAATGTAGAACGACCAAAAGCAAGAGATTGGTTTGATGTAAGATTGTTCGGTCATCCTATTCAGATTAAGTCATCATCCTATAGTAAAGGTGCATCTGATAATTTTTCATCTAAGGCAGCAATTTTGTATGCTTTAACTAATCTTTCAGAGGAGGATATTAAAGTTCGTGGATGGGAACAGTTTGAAACTGCCTTGCTGAAGAATTCTGGTGAAGAGAATGACCGAGATTATTATATTATTTCTGTAAATAAGGATGATAGTCAAGTTCATCTTACTTCCCTTAAATCTCTTCAAAAACTGACACCAAATGGTAACAACTTGCCATTCCAAATTCAGTGGAAAAATAATATTATTCCAATGGAACGTAGTTATGATGAAGCATACAAATTCATTGTTTCATGCTATACTAGATCTGTAGAAAAGAAATTGTCTGTCCATAAACTCTATGATCTCCTCTAAACTTATGCAAGGTGACTGTCTTTCATTGATGGATGATATTGAGGATAAATCCATCGATCTTATTTGTTGTGACCCACCATACGGCACCACCAGCATCAAATGGGATGAAGTTTTAGATTATGATAAAATGTGGGAACAATATGATCGTATCCTTAAACCTAAAGGTGTGATTGTTCTGTTTGGATCTCAACCATTCTCTGCACAGTTGATCTGTTCTAATATTAAATGGTTCAGATATGAGTTAGTTTGGAACAAGAATAAATGTGGATCTCCTGGTCTTGCAAAGTATAGACCAATGAAGACTCATGAAAATATTCTCATCTTCTATAAAGATTCTGGTGGAACATATAACCCACAGATGGAGAAAGGAGAACCATTTAAGAGACAAAGTAAGAACCCCGAAGGTTATGTTAGTAAGAGCAATGCTCATGGATATGGTTTGAAACCTGTGAAGGGATTTGAGAACAAAGGCACACGTTATCCTAAGTCTATTGTCAATATCTCCAGAGATTTTAGTGCTCAACAACAAGTTCATCCCACACAAAAACCAGTTCCGTTAATGGAATGGTTGATCAAGACTTACTCTAACCCAGGTGAAATTGTACTGGATAATTGTATGGGATCTGGATCAACTGGTGTTGCTGCTATAAAACAATATCGTAAATTTATTGGAATGGAATTTGATTGTGAGTATTTCAAGATAGCAGAGGAAAGAATCAACAATCAGGGGGTTGACATCGACTCCATGATGGGGTAAAGTTAAAACATGAGAGGCACTTAACCTCTCCCCCATAACATTTCGAGGTATTATGCCAAGACTAACGAGAGCGAAACACGATAGCATGAGTTTCAATGACTGGTTTAAGGGATTTGGAGACAATCCATTACAACGTAACACAAAAAAACGTGCTATCAGAGAAGATATTAAGAAACGGTTTAAGACATTTACAGAAGAACATTTTGAGGTTCATGGGACAATTCTCCTGAATGATGATGTAGATCCTGTCAGTGGTAAAAAGTATAAAGCAGGAACAGAATTCAAGGTTGATGGTCATACTCGACCTGAAGTTGTTAATAATGGGGATAGTGATGCCAGTCCTCAAGATATTGACGAAGCAGGAGGATTTTCTGTCACCATCACAGAATCTGAGAACATTCAAGAAGTAAAGGATAGATACAAACGACATGATAGTGCGGAAGCAGTAGAAAAACGCAGTGATGCTGTAGCATCCGCTTTTCGTTGTGCATATTCTAACAGAGATACTGCGATTCCAGATAATCCCATGTTTATGTTCTCTCAACCACTTTCATACTCTGCTCATTATACATTTGGACAGACACAGTTTCCTAAAGACAGTGGATTAGATCAAGATCTTTTGTCCAGAGCAGTGAAGGGATTTATTCCTGGATTTGATATGCTGGAGAATACTACTTTCAGGATGAAGAAGACACCTGCCAGTGTTATTGTTGCTCCTGGTGAAGAAAATATCATGTGGGATCGGTGGTTAACTTTTGCTGCACTTTCCACAGGTTATTATCATAATTGGAGTGATGCTTGGTATTCAACTGTAATGAAGATTAACAACTGTGATCTCACTGGACTGAAGAAGAGAAACAATGAAGGTAGCACGGCACTTGCATTAATTTGTCATGAATGGTGTCAACAACGTCAGGACAACTCTAAGTTTGAAGACAAGAGACTTAACAAAGGACAAATTTCTACAAAGGGTGGAGTAACTGATTATCTCTTCTATTTGTTCGACAAAGCAATTAGCAAACCCAATGAACGTTTTGAAACTGTTAAGTGTAAGGGATATTGGTCCAAAATCTATAAGTACAATGCTACAAATAATTTAAATCAATACTTTTGATGTGACAGTTTAACAAGTTGCACAAAGGGGGTTGCGAAACCCCTTTTTTTGTGCCATACTAACAGTATGAAAAACACACACCTCGAACACCCCGAAGATTCTATTCTGACGGGTGATCTTTCTGTACTTGATTGGTTCCTTTCTAATGGTGAAATCTCTGCGAAGATCGATGGCGCTCCTGCGATTGTATGGGGTACGAATCCGCAGACGGGTCGATTCTTTGTTGGTACAAAATCGGTCTTTAACAAGAAACTTATCAAGATTAACGAAACACATTCTGACATTGATGATAATCATGTTGGCAATGTTGCTGATATATTACACCATTGCCTTGATAACCTTCCTGATTTCGACGGGATTGTTCAAGGTGATTTTATTGGGTTTGGCGGTGATGATACTTTTTGCCCCAATACGATTACTTACATCTTTGATGAAGTAATTCATCAGGATATTATCATCGCACCTCATACATTGTATGCGACTGATGGTGACATGAAGGATGCCTATGTCATCAATGACATGGTAGATATGGAGATCTTTGAGGATACTGAGTCTTGTAAGTTTGTTCAACCTGAGTGTTGGCAAGTCGATGAAGATTTTGATGAGATTGTTGGTTTCGCACGTCAGATGGCACAGATGGTAACATTTGCTGACAAGAAAGAAGCAGCAGAACTTCAAGTAGCATTGAACAAATGTATTCGTGAAGGTCGTGAAGTTGTGCCAGAAACATTCAACAACTCCCGTTTGATTAGTTACTGGTTCTTGATCAAGTCCATCAAAGATGATATGTTGTTTATGATGCGTAACAACGGACCTCGTGCATACATTGGTGACCGTCAATGTCGTGGCGAAGGTTATGTCAAGACCAATGAGTTTGGTATGTTCAAACTCGTCAATCGTGAGCAGTTCTCACATGCAAACTTCAACAATGGGAGATTCGCAAATGTCTAATTACACCAAAGAACAACTGATTGATGCACTTGTTCATGAGTGGGATTACCTCTGCCACGATGACTATGACCCAGAAGATCCAACGCCAGAAGAATATCGTAAAGAGATGGAAGAACTTACAATCGAACAATTGATTGAAGAAACATCAACTGGAGAAGGTTACACTTTGGATGAGTTTATGGAGAACCATGGGTGACAGTTGGTAAGGTGTCCACCAAACCCCCACAGGGCACCAAAATCGTGTATATTAAAAGGGTCAAAGGAATTCAACCGATGCGAACCACCACCAAAGCACAAGCACTGGAGCAGTTTCGTTACAATTGGAAGGTAAGTGGATCAACAGATATTGTCGCAAAACGTGAGGCATGGGGTATCTTCACTGATGAACTTTGCCGTGAGGGTTATATCACCATGAAAAAGTATGAGTCATGGTCTAACCCTTTCTGATTCAAACTTCACAAACTTTTTTATTATCATCATGAACACACTTACTCAATCCAAAACAGAATATCTCACCGAATGTTTTCTTGAGGTTGTCAACAATCGATGGAAAGTTAATGCAACTGAATCTGGACGTGCTTCATATTCTA